AAGCCGTAACGACCGCGGTGCCAGTTCTTACTAAAATTGCTGCCGCTGCTGCTAAAATTGCTACTGGTGCTACTGGTGTTGTTAAGGCTGCTCCTGGTGTTGCTAAGAATATTGTTAAGGCTGCTCCTGGTGTTGTTAAGGCTGCTCCTGGTGTTGTTAATTCTGCTTCTTTTGACATTTTTTCAAAAGCGGTTCCTTTTAGAAAACCTGCATCTAAATCTCTAGCAATCAGTCCAGAATCAATTAGAATACTCAAAGCAGTACCAGCGAGTGGAATAATGGAAGCAAATCCAGAAGCAAGTTCTAATACACCACCAACAATATCACCTTTCTGAAAACGCTGGGCTGCAAATCCCATACTAATTAAAGCACCAATTATTGGAATTTTTTTCAGAAGAGACTTGAAAAGTATTTTCCCTGCTGAGCCGCCCGATTTAGCAATGGCTTTGGCGGCTTGTTTACCAAATACGGCACCTATTAATTTTGATGAAGATTTTTCAATAAAACTAAAAAATCCCTTTGATATAGTTTTAGCAGTATCCTTAGCAACACCAGGAGCAGCCTTAACAATATTCTTAGCAACACCAGGAGCAGCCTTAACAACACCAGGAGCAGCCTTAACAACACCAGGAGCAGCCTTAACAATATTCTTAGCAACACCAGGAGCAGCCTTAACAATATTCTTAGCAACACCAGGAGCAGCCTTAACAACACCAGTAGCACCAGTAGCAATTTTAGCAGCAGCGGCAGCAATTTTAGTAAGAACTGGAACCGCGGTCGTTACGGCTTCCGCCGCGGCCTTGGGTTGTTTAATAATTTTAATAATCAATTTAGATACAACCCCTCCAACCGCAAATAAACCTTTAACTGCTTTTCCAATAACCGTTGGGATTTTAAGTATGCCAAATAATTCTTTCGGATTAATAACGGTTTTAAATACATTCCAAAGAACGTTAGCAGTTGCTTTTATTGGTTTAGCGGCCAATTTTACAGCTTTCCAAAGCACTTTAACAATTGGGGTCCATAGAACTCTAGTTTTTGCTGCAATAATTAAAGATTTCCATATAATACTAGCATTTTCAACTGTAGCACTTTCCTTTATAATCATCCAGGTTTTATTAGCAAGTTTCGCAGCAAAGTCTCCAATCTGGTCTCTAAACAACCATATTAATCCCCCAGCAGCCAACAATCCTAAAGTCAAATTTCCTAATAGACTATCAGAGATTGATTTTGCTTTCTTCTTACTAGGTTTGACTTTAGTAGGTTTCCCAGAAACCCCGCCGGCCCCTGCTACTGTACCAGTGCCTTGACTAATTATAAGGTCAAGTTTTTGTATAACCTTTGCATTATGTTGTTCAATTTCTAGATTTCTTAATTCTGTCAATTCTTCTGATTTTATTAGATGCCGTTTAATAAAATCAAGACGTTTAATTATTCGATTGTTTTGACGTCGAAGCATATCTTGGCCAGAAATCAAGACCTCTAAATTTTGATTTTGTGAGTTAGTTTTAGAAGGCGCCCCTCGGCCAGCCACTTTTTTAGCAACTGCTATAGTCTTTTCTTTTTTAATAGCCGCAACAGGTTTTTTATTAGCAGCAACCATTTTTGGTCTGGCTTTTGCAACAACTGATGCATTGGGCGCAGTACCAATTCCTGGAAAAGTTTTAGTAAGTTGACTTAAATCAATTGTTTGTTTTGGTGCTTCTGCCATATTTTACCATTTAAAGTTACGCGAATAATCCACTAAGAAAGATTTGCCATGGTGCGCTGCTTTTCTTGTTCCTGTTCCTTTATATCATTGATTGCCATATAGTAAAATAACTCAAATTCAAATGGAGCCAAATCAAGCATCTCATCAATGGCAAAGTTTCCGTGTTTTTTCAGGAACCACATCATATTGTATAATGATGGTAAGGGAGTATCCGCTATTAAAAAATCATTACACTGAACAATTCATCATACATTACATCTGTTTCGTTCTCACACTCAGGACATTGTACCTTTTTAGTGATTTCAAAATTTGACTTTCTTTCTATCGTTTCTTCAGTTAGTTTTGTATATTCATCGGGTTTCAAATCATCAAATATTTCTGTCAATTCATCCGGGTCTATATTTTCAAAAACTTCTTCTTGTCCTTCAATCTGAATTTTATCAACAGAATTCTTGATTAGATGATACTGAAACTTTTGCAATTTAACATCATTATCTTTAATGTATAAGTCCTCTAAGGCTCTTTGATCGAGAAACGATACTTCTTTAATAGTGAAAGTATATTTTCCTATCGTGATTGGGTCAGCATTAAAAGGTCTTGTTGTAATATCTTTATCAAGGTCTAGTTCTGCATCATAAGGAACCTTGCCTGCCCCTTTTAAACCAGTTTCTTTTTGCAATTGTTCGTCATACAATTGATATGTAGGACAATCTTCGTCTACACAACGAAACTGAAATTCTATTTTTGTACCTTTTGATAACTTTCTTTGTCTTGATAAAATCCATAGAATGTCATTTCTAGTTAAAGTTTCGTATAATTTCTTATCATCAACACAACTTTTAGAAAGTATTATACATTCATCTATAAGAAATCCTCGATCGTCTGGTTTTGATTCCGTCGCGAAAAGAAAGTCTTTTTCTTCACGCATTCTCCAGCCTTTAAGTCCTATAGATTTTCCTGATAGTAGTTTTAATTTCTGATAGTTTTGTTCTTTAATATGCTTCGTTAAGTTGCTCATTTATTTTATTTTTCTCCTTTTATAGTTCTATACTTTCACCTGCAGTTACTGCTTCTATTACATGATACCGATATTTAAATCGAACTGTCATTTTCCCGACTTCATTATCGGTTCCAATATTAAAATTAAATGCGTTTGTAGCAATAGGAAAAACATAATCGAATTTGTGTATTCTTGTAGCTATCTGTCCGTCTCTTAATATTGGAATTATTTCTAGTTGTCCTCGAATTTCATCCAGGTATTTTCTAGAAAAGTTATTAGAATCACTTTCACGCTCAATTGCTGTATTTATCCACTTCCACATAGCGTGCTTTATACTCATTCCAGGACTTTCAAAAAAGACGGCTGTTATTTCCTGCGTAGTCCTGTCTGTTAGTTGATGTCTTAGGGCTACTTGTTGTTCTGTTAAATTAATGCTTGGAATATCTATACTCTCAATATTATCAGTCAAAAAATCTTCAATAGTTGTTTTATTAGCATCAAAGTCTACACCATTAGGTAATGTAAACTTCACTCCAAAACGACTAGGTTTTAAAAATCCTTTAGTATCGTTGGGCGCAGATTTTCCTAGAAAACTATTCTGAACAAAATAGTCAATAGAGGTATAAGGTGTATTTGAACTGTTTCTGAATATAGTCATAATTTTTTTAAGTAAAGGTACTAATGTCTGAAAAACCTGTAGCAAAATCATTAGAATACTGATACATAGAAAATGCAAACCCGGTCAAATAATTCAGGGTCTGATCTTCGTTTTCATGACTCAAATCCAATGACCCTAAGGTTTTAGGATATGCATTTCTAAAAGTATATTTTGCAACTCTTTTATGTTGGCCGTCTAGTTGATATACATGCACGTTTCCTAGAACAAAATCATGTACATCTTCATGAGTTCCAACACCAATTTTTCCTATATAATCTTTTTGCCAATTAGCAATATATGATCTAGTAAGTCCATTTACGTCATGATGAATGTTTATCAGTAAATCCTGAGCAAAATCTATGGCCCCTGGTAATGTAATCTTACGACCTATTCTTCGGATAATAATATCACCCATAGCCAGACTAGGAACATCAACTGATCGAATTAGATTTTGTGTTATAGTTAAAGAAGAAGTGTCGCGCCCCGATGGTCTATTCAATTCAATTTCAAAGAAATTAGGACGAGATATATCACGTACACCATCTTTTAAAACATCTATAATATGTTGTGGACCAGCCATTATTTCTCTCTAATGATTATAATACTAAAGTGCTGCCAATTGTAGGCAATTCTCTTACCCAATGACTATATTGAAAACTAACTGTAAATTCTTGTAAGCCATTTTCTGTCCCTTGATCTAATTCAATCTCAGATATTTCAACCGGCATTATTTCTTTAAATCTGTATTTCGCTAAGTCATCTAAATTTGTAAGTTCAGGTCCTAATGGTCTTATAATTATACTATTACTAAATCTAGAGTCTGTCAAATCTGTACGAATATTGTCTTCAGTTATTTTATGCAGAAAATCTAACCAATTCTCGAAAAAATCTCTGGCCTTCCATTCTATATCATTCCAAAGTGTCATGACCAAAGGGTCTTTTTTATAATCTCCGGACAACGTCAAAGATGTGCCTCGATATTTCATGATCGGTCCTGTTGTATCTCTTTTTGGAATCTGAGCCTTGGATACTAGAAACTGAAAGTTTGTAGGTAAAGTGAACTGTGTGATCGCCGGTCCTTCAATAGCCAAAAGCCATCTATTAGGTCTGGCAATGTCTTTAACATTACTTCTGAATTCTTGTAGTGTTGTCATCTTTTATACTAATAAGGTAAAGGTTTCATTTTGAGCCAGATGTTTTCGGAATACTGGTTCTTTATTGGCCAAAAACAGAATAGTACCTAAATCATATTGATGCGTCGTATTATTAAATAAATCTAGATGCACAAAATCAGACTGACTTGTGCTTAGATCGGCTCCATCTTTATCCATAGGCCTATAACAAATGAATAGCTGCCGATATACAGAATCTGTTGGTAAAGTAGGGGTAAGTGTTTTTTGAATTCTTACAAGATCAAATCCAAAATTTCTGCCCACCTTTGTATTATTTGTGATAGCATAGTCAACGGTTGTAGTAGGATCACCGTCAAGTGTAATAGTTATTCTTGCTCCAGCCGCCGGAACTCCTGGACTTGTTGTCAATTCCGGTACACCAGGAAATACAACTGGATTATCAGCATCCCCAAACAATAGATTTTCAGTAGCCGTGTTATCA